CCACCGCTGGCCTTGTACTCGTTGACGGCGCGGAGGCGGGCGAGTTCGGCCGCTCGCTGGGCCTCGTCCCATGACTGGTCGGAAGCCTGCCGGGCGGACTCAGCGGCGGCTGCTCGGGTTTCAGCCTCCCGACGCTTGCTGGAGTTGCGGGCATTGACGCCCAAGAGTCCGGTGATGACGGCCGCAATGCCGGTTCCGGCGATGGCACCGGGTGGTCCGAAGACGAGTCCGCCGAGAGTGGCAAGTGCGGAAGTGGCTCCCTCCGCAAAGTCGGTCGGGTCTGCGCCGACGGGAAAGCCCACGACGGTCGTGCCGTCAGAAGTCCTCCCTGCGGCACAACCGCTCAGAGTGAGAACGATCAGCACCAGCAGGCCGAAGGTCAGCCCGAGCAGGAAGCCCTGCGTCCGCTTGGTCCAGATCAGGGACTCCCACTTGCTGAGTCCGAGCCATTGAAGAATCTTGCGCATGTGTTACTCCAGAACGATGGTCGAGCCGCGAGAGGATGACGGGGTAGACAGAGCCGCCGACGACCGGAGCCAGTCGGCCAAGGCCGTCGAGTTGCGGGCGTTGTCCTCGTCGATGCGGACGAGGTGGACGGTGTGCGGCTCCACCGGACCCTGGGCCAAGTCCGCGTGATGCACGCTGTTCGGGCGAATGTCCTGCGTCCAGTTGGCGGTGGTGGTGGCCACAACGGTGCCACCCATGAACACGGCGAACACCATGTTCCCGTTGGCGGCGCGGCTGATGCCGATGCCCAACTGCGTGCTCCGTCCCCACTCAAAGTCCTGGTCGGTCGGGGCCACCAGTTGGGCGGTGTTAGTGCCGTCCGTGAACGTGATGCGGTCGTTGGCCCCGAGGTCGAGCAACGCCCAGAGGGTGCGGGTCTGACCCGAGCCGAGGGACTGGACCAAGGTGAATAGACGCCGCGAACCCGCGTTCGGGCGGGTCAGGTCGTACATATCCGGGCCGTCGTCGGAGTTCTGGAGGGCGATCAGGAACGACCAGTTGGCCGTGGGGTTCCAGCCGGTGGAAATGGCGTGATCCGCGAAGATGGTGGAAGCGGCCGCGCCAGTTGAGGCAGGCGGGGGGATCAGCGGGATTTCCGAGGTTGCCCCGGCGGTGACAGACTCCACCGAGATCAGCACGTCGCAGGGACGGGCTGCACTCGAGGAACACTGGAGCCGCATCAGCAGACGCCCGGTCTGGGTCGTCCACGTCGCCGCGTCGATCTCGATGGTGAACGGCACCCAGCCACCGCCGTCTTGGTTGGACGGGCCAGAGCCGAAGGTTGAAGCCCCGGTGCCGTACCGGAAGCGGAACTCCAACTGAGGACGGGGCACGTTGTACGGGGCAGTGGTGTTGTTCGCCCACGGCTCGGCCGGAGGCAGCACGTACACCCACAGTTTGACCTTGAGCCGCTGGCCGGAGACGGTCAGGCCGGAAGGCGTGATGAAGTGTTCGCCGCCGTAGTTGGAAGTGGCTCCGGTGTTGGTGTAGCGGTAGACGTTGCGGCCGGTCGGGCAGCGGGGGATCATCCGCCCAGTGACAAACCCCACGTTGAGGTACGTCGCGGTCACGTCGGTCACGGTGTTGCCCGCCCCCGGCGCGTCAGACTGGGTGATGATCCCGTCCGCGAAGTTCGTCACCGGCGGCGAGATCACCAGCGGACGCCCGATCATCATCGGCGGGATGCCCACCTGGATGAGCTCCAGCGTGGTCGAAGTGACCCGCTCAAGGATGACATTCGGGCCGTTGGGCACGCCACGCCCACCACGCACGTTGGTCCACGCGAACAACTGGCCCCAGTTCAGGCCGTCGGGCGACCAGCAGAGTTTCTGCGTCGGGGCGTAGACACCCCAGTTGCCCGAGCCAGGCGAGAGCATGGTGCCGCCGGGGTCTTGCCCGTCCAACAGCATCGTAAACGACCGGGGCGGGTTGTAGTCTTGGCACCAGAGGCCGAAGTTCTCCCACATGTACTGGGGAGCGGGGGCAAGCCCCTGACGAACCCGCACCGGCTCAAACACCGCCTTGGAGGTGCCAGCGGTGGGGGGAACGATCATCCGCGAGATGGGGGTCTGGCCGATGTCCTGCGTGACGATGAACTCGAACGGGTTGCCGCCCACCGGAGCCGGGCTCATGTACTGGTTGTGGTCCATGTTCGCGGTGGCGTCACCGCTGAACGTCGCTTGAGTGGTCCACCCGTTGTCCGTTGCGCCATCGGTCGTCGAAGCCGGCCCACTGTTCCAGCCGTCGGCAGAGGCCCGGCTGATGCGCCAGACGGTGTTGTTGCCGTTGTGGCCCCGACAGATCACCACGTGCACGCTGGCATCGGTGCCGAAGTACACGAAGGCTGAGTGGTCGTGCTGGTTGCTGACGTTGGTCGTCCGGCGGCAGAACTCCAGCCCTTGGACCGTCCACACGCGCGAGGCCATGTCGGGGCGGGTCGCCCGGAAAAGCATCGTCACTTGCTCGGTGCCGGAAGCGGGCGAGTTCTGGTAGTCCACGCACGCCGTCCACACATCCACCGGGCGGTTGGTCCGGTCTGTCTGGCCGTTGGCCCCCCGAGCGGTCCACATGGCGTTGTTCCAGATTGATCCCCGCTGCACGCCTGGGTTGGCGTTGGCCGCGCGAGTGACCAGGTAGAACCTGCCGCCGATGTCGTCCCACGCACACAGGGCCGAGGCCCGTACGTCCCATGCTGATCCGGTCCAGAACGTCGCCCGGCACCACACCATCACCAGCCCGTGCGCCACGATCGCCGACAGCGGCTCGTACCGCCAATTGGCATCCTCGCCGAAGCCCGCACCGGAACCCCGGAGCAGGTCCGCCCGGTTGGCTCCAGCCTTGTTCGCGCCGCCGAGGTCGCCCGCTTCCGAAAGGATCGAGCGGATGACCGAGCGGTTGCCCGTGCCTTCCATGCGAACCGTGTTGGCCGCCGCGTCGAAGGCGTTCACCCCCCACGTATGGCCCACATGGATGCCGATGGTGTACGACGCCGAGCCGGGGGTCCGCACGGTGACGACAACCGGGGTCGTCCCATCCACGTCCACGCCCGAGCCGAGGGACTGCACGAACGCGCCGCCCGCCGTGGCAACGCTTGACACGACAGTTGGGGCCGCCGGAGCAGCGAGGTACGCCGCCTGCGAGTCGAACACAGGCTGGCCAGCGGGGATGCTGGTGCCGGTCTTGTCCGTCGTCGCGTAGTTGCGGCCGATGCCCAGAGCCAGCCCGGAGGCTGCCAGCACGCGGCCGTTGAATCGAATCGCCCGATCAGGCATTGGTGTTCTCCCGTGCAGCCTGCTTGGCCGCGTGTCGCGCCGCCGCCTGGTCCCTCAGCCACGCCTCATACGTCTGGCGAAGCACGCTGTTGGGGTCGGCGTGCTTGGGGTGACACCCGCAGCCGGGGTACGACCGCTCAGGGTCGAACGGCTGGGTGTCATCCACGGGTTGGTGTTCGCTCACGGCTTGCTCCGTTCCAAACGCTCCAAGATGCGAGCGAGGGTCTGTTCAATGGCGTTCAGCCGGGCCTCGATGCGGTCCCGCTGGCTTTCGGCTTTAGACTCCATGACCTCGACGCGGTCCTCCAGCGCGTCCAGCCGCTGGCTGCCCACGGCACTGGATGCCCAGAGGGTGAGGGCGGCAGCCGCCACGGGGACGATGAACAGCCCCAGCAGCGTGGACCAACGAACGGTCACGTCGCTGGCGATCACGCCTTCTTTGTTTGCAGTCATGGAGTTCTCCGAGAAAACCCGCCCCAGCCTTTCGACCTGGAGCGAGCGCAGAGTGGTGGGATTACAGAGCGACCCATGCGGCGTTGGTGGCGATCATCGCCTGATTGGTCGTGTTGTTGTAGATGAGCATCCCGGTCATCCACGCCGCCCAAGTGGGCGGAGCGGCAACGCGCGGAATGAACACGCCGTGCGCACCACCCTTCGCACCAAAGCGAAGAATGGCAGCGGTCACGGTCGCGTCGTCGTTGCCAGCGGCGACATCTACCGCTCGGATGTTGGCCGCCAGCGCAGTGCCGTTGGCGGTGACACTGAGGTAGTCAGTGCGGGTCGTGTCCTCGCGGCCCGTGGCCAGACGAGGACGGAGGGTGCCCAAGTCCGTAGTACGGACCAGGCCTTCGCTGCAAATAACAGGCATGTGAATGTTCCTGTGTTGGGGGTGCGGGGATCAGAATCAGGAGGTCTGGACGCCAATCTCGCCAGCGAGCCACGGGCACCAAACGCCCATGCCGAACATCACGCGGGTGCGAACCAGCGTGCTGTCGCGGTTGCTATCCGGGTAGACGAGGCTGTTCACGCCACCGCCAACCTCCGGCATGGCCACGGCCGCGCCGTTGGACGAGCGAACCAGAGCCAAGGCCACCGGCTCCACAGTGCCAGCACCAGCCGAAAAGTTGCCGTTGTAGCGGGTCAGGTCGGTGGTGATGTTCGTGGTCGGCATGAAGTTGGTCGGCGGCATCACGGCGAAGCCGTGAATCGTGCCGATCGCGCGAGTGGAGATGTCCACGCCGCCGGGGCTTGCCCGGTTGGTGAAGTCCGCACTGGTGAGCCGGTTGCTGTTGGTCAGCACTTGCACCATGTACGGGGTGGTAACGATGATGCGGTCGCCGAGGGCGCGAGGAAGGTTGTCCTCATCCATCTGGCGAGCGAGAGTGGCGATCTGCTGCTCAAAAGCATCCGCGCCGGTGGAGTTGAGCGGGAACGCGCCAGTGCGGCCACCGGCATTGGTCACGATGACCCGGTTTCCGCCGTCGTGGACGTTGGCCACGGAGCCAGTGCGAGCCGCAAGAATGGCCATGCGGATCGCCAGCGACTCCAGACGCTCGGCGGTGATGCGACCGCATTCCCGCGCCGCCTTCGCCACCACGTCCCAACGGGCGAGAACCTGGTCGATGTACGGAAGGCGAAGAGCCTTGATCCACGGGTCGTCCACAAAGATGTTCAAGAACGCCTGAGCGGTGGTGCCGCCCTCGATGAACTGGCCGGGGATGTGGTAGACGCCATCTTCCGGCGAGTTGCCGACGATGGGGAAGTCGTGTGAGGAAGTGCCGTCGCCGAGCGAGTAACGCCCGATGAACGGCGAGTTGTACAGCATCGTGATGCGATCAAACGCCTCAGCGACGGTGTCGTTCAGCAGCGTTTGCGTCAGGGCGCGCTCGTCGGAGCCAACCTGAAGCGAACGCGCCACATTGACAATGTCCATGTGTGAGTCCTTGAAACGGGGTTGAGGGAGAACCGCCTCGCTGTCAAGGTGTCCAACCGCCAGCCGGGCCGCTCATCGCGGGTGTCCGGTTCGGTCGGGCTTTCCAACTTCGGCAAAAACGAAAAGACCGCACGCCCTTGCGAACGTGCGGCCCAGGAGGAGAACAGCCAGTGATTGGGTATGGGTGTAGGCTGCTCCTGTTGTTCTGTCAGGAGGGAATCACGGTGTCGGTCTTGGCGGACTTCTTCTTCACCGGCGCGTCACCAGTGACGACGCTCAACTTCGCCTCCAACTCCGCGACACGGCGAGACAGGGCGGCCTCCGCGCTGTTAGGCGTCGGGTCGATGCCGGTGATCTCGATGATCTTCTCCAGCAGTTTGGTCTTCGCCTCGCGCTCGGTTCCGCCGGTGTCCGACGCCACGATCTTGCCCTCTGAGTTCTTGGCAATGGCCTGAACATACGGCTCGCTGGTGATGACCTTGCCGTCCTCGCCTCGCTTGCTCTCCACGATGGTCGCGTGGTGGAACGTCAGGCCGGTGGTCTTGCAGACGTGGGCGAAGTCAATGTGACTGGGGATGTGGTTCTTCACACTCATGCTGTTTCCTTACTTGAGAACTTCGGGGTTTGAGCGGGTCGTTGCCAGAAGGCGAGCGATGTAGGCGGGGTCGTTCTGCGGGTTGCCGTACCGCTCGGCGGCCTCACGCCGGACCTTCTGGTACTCGACCTTCGACACGAACGGGGCGGCGGACGCGACGGACGGGCTGCCGGAGATGACCGGGGCGGCGTTGGTCGTGCCGGTGGTCTGCTTGTACTCCGTCAGAATCTCGGCCAACGCACCTTTGTACTTGTTCTTGTCAGCCAGCCGGGCGTTCAGGTCGTCGATGCGGGCCTTCGGAAGCGTCCCCGCGAACACGAGAAGCGTCTGGAGTTGCTGGTCACCGCCGACGTACTTGGACGACTCGTTGAGAATCTGCTGTTGCTGGAGTTCCTGTGCGTCGCGCATGGCCTTCTGGCCCGCCATGAACGCATCGACCTCGCCACGGCCACGCCCCACCTTGGCGAACGCGGCGTACTGCTCGGCGGTGAGTTCGCCCTTGGTGAGATACTGGTTGGCGACCTCGGTGTCCTTGAGCCCGGCGAGGTTCAGCACCTCCTCCACGGTCTGAGGGAGGGGCGGCGGGGCGGGAGTCTCGGCAGGCTTCGGGGCACCCAGCCGCGACTCCAGTTCCTTGTACCCCTTCACCAGATCGTCCACCGACTTGTACTTCCCGGCGAGCAGGTCGCTCACGGGCGTAATCGGCGGGGCCACGGGCGGCACCGGGATCGCGGGCTTCACCTCGGCGACCGGGGCTGTGGGGGCCGCCGGGGGGGCGGACGCGGACGGAGTGATAACGGGGGGCGTCTCTGCGGTCTGACTCATTGCTGTTCTCTGCTGGCCGCCGGTTAGATTGACGGAGCGGCGGCGGCTGCCGCTGCGTTCTCAGCGATGGCACCGGCGGACTGAATGGCCTGCTCGTTGGCCGCCATTCGGGTCTGGTCGCGCATCTGCTGTTCGACTTCTTGCCGCATCTCTTCGCGGGTCTTGATGAGGCCCGGCTCATGGTCGGTCATCGTGCGGGCGATCATGTCGATCAGCACGTCGATGTTCACGCGGGCCAACGCCTCGGGGCCGAGGGCCGCGATCTGCGAGACGAGGGCCATGACGCTGACCTGCTGCATCTGGCGGGACAGGGCGGCGATGCCGGTCAGGGTGCGAATCCGCACGTCGCGGGGCTTGAGGGCCGGGGCCATGCGGTCCCGCTGCATCTGGTACATGACCCGCTGGATGAGCGGGAGTTGCTGGGCTTCGGCCACCGGGGCATACGCACCACCGAGGGCAGCGTCGAGTTCCATCGCCACGCGGTTGACTTGGGCGCGGGTGACACGCTCGCCACGCGGCATGGCCTCGCTGTCCATGAGGAACGCCTTGCCGAGTTCGGTCGTCTTGCGGCGAAGGAACTGCTCGGTGACGGCGATGTCGGCGGTCTTGTTGGCCTGCAAGAAGGCGATGTTCTGGGTCACTCCACCAACCACACGGGCGCGGATCGGCTCGCCGGACGGCTTGGAGAGGTCTTCGGGGCGGAGCGTTTCGGACGGGTCGATCACCGGCGTGAACTTGCTCGCCATGCCCGCGTAGTCGAGCATCCGCATCTCAAGTTCGTCGATGCCCGCGAGGTCGCCAAGGTTCTCTTCGACCAGCCCCCGCCCGTAGTTCTCGCCCGGAAACAGGCGGTACGGCGTGGAGAAGTACCGGGTGTACTTGTCCTCGGAGGCGTTGATGATCTTGCCGTTGCACTCCTGCTCGACCAACCACACGCGCGAGTAGGGGCTCCACTCGCATCGGGTGTGGAGCGGCTGCATCCGGTCGGCTGGGTCTTTGGCCTCAAGCTCGGATCGGTTCAGGCCGGACGCGACAAACTGCTCGTCGGTCAGTTTGTCGATGGGGTCAATGTCCTCCACCGTGATGTGGTACAGCACGTCGCCGGAGGAATCGCGGCGGGTGACGTACTTGTCCCGGCGGAACAGGCGGAGCGTGTAGTCGTCGTCCATCATCTCCAACGCATCGCCGGTGATGAGGAACTGGGAGATTGTCATCCGCTTGTGGGATCGGAACCCCTGCGGACGGCGGCGGTTGTGGTCCGCCTCAACGTCGCCTGACTCGATCAGGGCGGAGGCGAGAACCTGGAGCATGTACAGCCCGTTGCGGATGATCTGCTTCTGCTCGTTGGGCACCTGCGAGGACATCTCGACCTCATGCTCGGGTGCCAGCAAGAACCAGAACTGATCGACCGGGAACAGGGAGAGGAGCATCCGCCCCTCGATGTTGGACGTACCCCGCGAACCGATGGACTGGTAGTTGGTCATCACCCGCTCGCCTTTGGACAGACCGAGGGGCGGGAGGATGCCCGGCTGGGTCAGCCGAGCGCACAAACGAGCCGTCTCCAGCGTGTTCGCCCGGTCGCTGTCGTCGCGGGTGAACTGGGTGGAGATCGTCTGCTTGTTCTTCATTGGTTGGGTCGGATGCTCAGGGTTCCAAGCCCGGACTCGGAGCCGGGCGTAGTGGGGGTGGTCGGGTTGATGACGAGAGCCTGTCGGCCTTGGCGGCGACGGGCGAGGGCGTCCCGCATGGACGAGATCGCGTCGGTATTCGAGCGGCGCGGCGGGGGCGGCTCAGGGGCGACCGGCATCGGCTCAGGGTCAGGTGCCGAGAAGCACATCATCGTTCTCCGTGGGGGATCGCCGGATGGGGACTCGGTTGCCGATCATGTAGGCCCGCAACGCCTCGACGACACTGTGCTGCCCGGCTTGGAAGACGAGTTGCTGGCCGAGGTCGGACGGGGACCGCACGATGGCGGGCGGGAAGCACTCTTGCAGCCACGCGAGCAGCCGGTTGAGGTCGTCAGGCGAGACATGCTTCATGCCGTCAAGAGCGGAGTCCAAGGTCGTGGGCTTCAAGGTTGTTCTTCTCCATCCACCGCTCCAGCGAACGGAGGGTGAGCAGGCAGGGGGCATCCCCGCCAGTGGTCAGGGCGATAGCGGACAGGGCCGTGGTCAGGCAGTCGTCGGCGGGGTAGAACCCGAAGGTGGCCAGCCGGAGCAGGGTCGGCCAGACGCTCCGGTGCTTCTCGCGGGGGATGGGCCGGAACGCCTCCGGGGTGGCGAGGTCGGCTGGAGCCCGGCCAATCAGGTACGCCCGATGGAGGTGCTTGGCTCGCCCGATCACAAGGTCGGTGTCCCGCCACTTGTCGCCCGTGACCCCAGCGTCAAGACAGTGGGGGCCAAGGCAGACGAAGGTGTGCGTAGTCCGCGACCACCCGATCACACGTAGCAACAGAAGTACAAACCAAAGCCAGTACGAGTTAGCAAGTTTGCGGAAAGGCCGCAGAGGTTGCCGCATCGTCACGATCCAAACAGGCACGCCCGCTTGGGTGTTTGTGTTTTGTTCGCAATTACTCTCGGGCATTTATGATGCTAGAGTGTTGCTGGGTGTACTTATGAGAAGGCGTAGGGGGCGACGAGAACGCTCTCGATGTCGAAGTTGCCACGGGCCGGTAGCGGCGGGAGTTCTTCACCGGCCACCAGGGTCAACTGTTCCCGAAGTTCGTCCAGCAGCGGGCGGCGGTGCAGGGCGACGAACTGCTCGCGGATGATCGTGTCCATCTCCCCGCCCGTCGCGGCATGGGTGATGAACGCATCATGCACGGTGGACAGCCACACACCACGCCGACCCGCCTCCGTCACGGACATGCAAGCGTGCGCCCCGTCCACCCCATGCACGTAGTTCGGGAGGCTCCCGCTGACCTGCTTCACCTTGTTCACCGGGCAATTCTCGTCGTCCATCGTGATGGTGATGTGCCGCAGGGCGGTGGAGAGTTGCATCGACCGCCACTGGCGGTAGGGCTGGACCACGGGCAACCCGATGGGGGTGTTCCACGTCAGGGGCCGCCCCTTCTCCACGACCACCTTGGCGGCCGAGACGATCCAGTCCATGACCGCGTTCGCGGCGGGCATGGCATTGGCCATCGCCGCGATGATCGCGTTCCCGATGTACTTGGCCGGTTCGCCAGCGTCCGCCCGCGACATGCCCCGGTCCATCAGCTTGCCCCGGACCTGCTTCCACACGCCCGACCGCGTGACGTTGTAATACTTCGTCATCGAGGGTTGCTTCACAACCCCACGGTCGATCAGCGGGAGGCACTTCTCCGCCAGCGGGTGCCCCTTGGCGATGTCCTCCCGGACCCGCTCCCGCACCGCCTCAGCCACCACGGCGTAGTAGTCGTTCGGCCGGTCCATCGGGGTCAGGTTCACCGCGTTTGCGGCCACCGGGTCACGGGCCAGTGCCGCGTATTGCTGGAGGGCGTTGGCCGTCCCGTCCGCCCGCACCGGGAGCAGGGCCGCCTTCTCGGGGTCGCACAGAGCGAAGCACGCGGCGAGGAACTGCCACGGGTCTTCGGCCGCCTGCCACCACGGATCGTCCACCGGGTTCTCGGCCACCGCCTGAATCTGCGGCATGTGGAGAACGGTCCACGCCTCGCGGTCGTCGAACGATTTCTTGTCCAGCCCACCCTGCGCCCAGCAGTTGGCCGCGTGGATTCGCAACCGCCGCCAGTGTTCGCCCGAAGTCAGGGGCTTGGCCTGCCCGATCTGGAGTAGACCCCGGCACACATCGTCCCCGTAGTGGGTCAGCATCGGCGGGACCGGGTAGCACCGCCCCCGGAAGTCCATCATGTGCGGGTAGTAGAACGGCCGCCCGACGAACTTGTCGGCGATGTTCAGCCGCTCCAGATAGATCAGCCGCTCAGTCTTGTCGGTCGCGTTGGCGGAGTGAACGGACGCGGCCTGAATCTTCCACGCCTTCCGCTGCTCGGGGGTCATCTCATCCCACTCGCCATGCGGGGGAAGATCACGCTTGTCCTTGCGGGGGATGCCAGCGACGGCCCCGCCCTGGTTCCAGAGTTCCCGCTGGACCCGAAGCACATCCTCGTTCACCGCCCACGGCATGGCCCCGAACGCGGCCAGCGATTCGTACACCCCGCCCGGCTTGGACAGTTCGCCGGATTCGTGGGCGGACTTGATAACCTTGCGCTGCACCCGCGTCGGGCTGCTCACCAGCGGGGTGCGGATGCTCACGTACCCACCGTTGTAGACCTCCGCGTCGGTGGCCTTGTACGCGGGGACGATCATCGGCAAGTAGCGGGGGCGGAGCGTCTGTCGCTGGGCGTGCCCGTGTTCAATGGCGTTCCACACCACGTCGTCCAACGAAATGAACCGCATCCGGCGGATGCCACCCTTGCCGTGGATCGGGTGCATCTTCGTGTGGAACGCGATCTTGAACGTCTCATCGGTCGAGCAGGACAGGTTCTCGATGCACAGCCAGACGAACCGGGCACCGAGCTGTACGGTCGCCTGCCGCTCGATGGTGGCGTTGTCCATGTTCCGGTTCGCCCACCAGTTCAACCGCCGGAAGGTCAGCCGCCGGAACATGCTGGTGAGTTCGGCGCGGTCCTTCGGCTGCATCTCGTCGTAGCGGGCCTGGCCGATGATGGCGGCCCCCACCTGATACGAGATGTCCGCCGCCGGGCAACCGAGGTGGGCGTACTGGCCCTTGGGGCAGAGCAGGTTGTCGAGCATGGTGTCGAGGACCACCAGCGCGATCTTGCGGGACCGACCCCGTGCGAGGGACAGGATCATCGGCCCGTGGATCATCCGCCCGACCTCGTACTTGCCCGACCGGATGGATCGGACTTCCTTCTTGATAGCGAGGGAGAGAGGTTCGAGCCACTGGCGGATGATCCGTTCGACGGGCGGGAGGCTGGACGCGGATTCGCGGTCCATCGCATCCGCCACGTTGCGCCGGTAGCGTTCAACGCCACGGGCGATGGCCTCTTGTTCGAGGTCGATCTGCTGCTGGAGGATTGAATTGCCCAGCAGGGGGGCTGCGAGAGTGCTGCGTCCGTGCATGTGTTCTCCATTACTCGCCGTCGTCTTCGCCGTACAGGTCGGCGTGTTCACGCCGCCTGATCTCCGACCGCATCATCTCCGTTGAAGCGAACCAGTTGCCCTTGGTGACGCGGTGCGAGCAGGTGTTGCCATGCTCGTCCATGTGTGTCACCAGCAGGGTGATGGAGTCGAACCCTTCGGACTCCAGCGTGTCGAGTGCATCGCGGATGACGGACTCCTTCCGCCTCTGTTCACGCGCGTCGGCTTCGTTCTCGCTCATTTGTTGTCCTTTCGCCTGTCCCACCAGACGTAGACGCACGATCCCGCCAACACCAAAGCGGAAAATCCCAGCACGAACAGGAACTTGGTGATTTCCCAATTGATGAGCATCTGTGCCGCGTCGGTTGGTTTCATTGTGCAGACTCCTTGACCTTCCCGTTTACCACGTCTTGGACACCACGCTCGACCGCCCCCGACATGCCGTCGCCGGTCAACGCCCCCCACGCGACCTCGAACACCCCCAGCGAACGGACAGCCTGATCAATGCACGCGGCGAGTTCGCGGATTTCCGCCTGGGCGTGCGGGCCTGACCGCAGCCCGTAGACGCGGGCGAGTGATGACAGGTTGAAGGTGCCGATGATCGTCGTGTAGGTGGCGACGGGCAGCACGGCGCGGGCCTGCTCGGGGGCGATGCCCATCCGCAGCAGCGAAAGGTAACTGCCGACCGATTGATTGCACGCATCGAAGAACAATCCTCGGGCGCGGTAGTTCTCTTCCTGCTCTAGCGGCTCCCCACTCCCCTGCTTCATGCTCTCTGACCGGGTGCGGAACACCTTCGGGAAGTGAAACTGGGGGAGGTCATCCACGTACCGGCGGCTTTCCTCGTTCCACACAATGCCCACGTTCGACCGCATCAACTGCCGAGCGATGAAGATCGGCACGCGGAACCGCAGCGTGATCGCCGTCTGCCCGAAGGGTGTCCAGTGGTTCTCGCGGGCGAGATACTTCACGATCCGGGCAACGTCGCTGTCGGGGCGGTTCTCGGCCCGGTTTGACGACACCCACGCGGCTTCCGCGATGCGGCGGTCTGACCCCATGTGGTCGATGAGTTCGACGTAGCCGTGGTCGAGGTAGGGGTAGCGGGTCACTGTGCAGCCTCCCCCGCCTTGCGGGCGGCTTCGAGTTTGCGTAGGTGGATGATCTCCGCCTCCGCCCCCTCCGGTTTGAGCGGCAGGCCGGTTCGCTCGGCCATTTCCTCCCACTGGTGGGCCTCGGCGGCACGCGAACGCAGGCGGGTGAGTTCGGCGGTCATCTGCTCGATGCCAGGGTAGTAGTACCGATCACCGGCCCAAATCCGGGAAGCCAGCACGTCGATGGGCTTCGTGTCTTCGATGTTCACTTGCTGTTCTCCTGTGCCACCCTCGCCAGACAAGCGAGGCGGTATTCGTCGGTGATCCGGTCGCCGGTGTCGGGGCGTGTAACAGGCCAGCCGTCCTTGTCTGTCACCATCAACCAGGCACCAAAGACGCTAGCCGCAAACCACAGACGATACTCCCACCGGCACATTGTCAAGCAGTGGACTCGCTCGACTCGCATCCCCTCCGGCAACGCCGCCGCCGCGCCGTCGAGGGTGGGGGGGTGGGGGTGGACAGGCACGGGCACGTGCCGCTGGCTTGGGTCGTAGCCCAATCCCTCATAGTCGCCGTTCGGAAGTCGCCGAACCCATTGACTCACCAGCGGCACGCCACCACGCCGCTCACTGCCAAATGGTTCGTTCGGATTGATCCACCCATCCTGCTCCGCCAACCAATCCCGCAACTCTTGCTGTGTCGCGGTGTTCGGGTTGAAGTTGGTCATTTGCGCATCCTTTCCCATTCGCGTTGCTGCTCCGCCCAGCGGGCCGGGGCGTTGTCTTCCGCGTCCATCTTGCGAACGGCATCGACCGCCCGCCACTCAATCCACGTGCCGACGCAGTACGCCACGATGACGAACAGGTACACGCACGCCAGAACGATCAGGTCGGTGGTGGTCACGATGCACGCTCCTTCCTGTACACTTCCAATGCCGCCCTCACGTATTCCGCCATCGACGGTGCATCGCTAAGCACCATCGCCGCCAACTCAGCCGAGGATGCCAGCCTGTCTCCTGCGGCGGCGGCTTTGCCCAACCGCTCAGCCTGCAACGAAAAGGTCATTTCCAGCCCGGCCAGTTTGCAAGCCATCTCGTCCGCCTTCATCCGAAACTCTCTGCCCACTTCCATCGCATCGGTGAACGTCGCCTTTATCTCCTTCACTTTCTTCGCCAAGTGAGCCCAATCCCACGCCACAGCCGGAGGCGGGTCGCCGTACACCGCGTTCGCAATCTCGGTGAGGCGTTGAGCCATCGCGTGCCGTGCAGCGTCGGATTCGTCCTCGGCCTTGCGCAGTTCGGCGTTCTCCTTCACCAACCACGACA